GCTTTACGTATTTTACACCACGATAGATATATACTAGTTCTTTCATCGTAATTCTCCTTGTTCGGATTATACGATTCGTTTTGACGCATGAACCTATGCGAGTCGATAAAGATGACCACTCTAAATTATTTATAAAAAAAGGAGCCCCGAAGGACTCCTTAAAGCGGTATGGTTCCAAGGTTAGACGCCAAGCCCATACTTCTTATTGATCCGTAGGTTCTACTACGGTGTTCTTTTAACTCTCTTGAGCTAGCTTAGCAAAATAGCTGAGAGTATCATCTTCCTCAGCTTCAGCAGTATTACCTACCGGAGCAGATTCAGCAGCCATGACTGGTTCAGCAACTGATTGAGCTACTACAGGTTCTGCTGCAATAGGACCAGCTTCTACACCCAATACCTTATTGAACTTAGCTTTCAATTCAGCATATGACTTGTAGTTTTCAGCCTTAGTGAAGTCTGCAAGGGAATGAACCTTAGCATATACTTCTTCTAGCTTATCTTCGTCTGAGTTATACAGAGCTGATTGACTACCAAACTCTGACTTGTCGTAGTTAACCCAACCTTCAACCTTACGAATCTTAATCTTAAAGTCAGCACCTTCCCAGAAATCATAAGGGTTGACAGGATCTTCATCTTGGAATTGAGGTTGCATTACATCCATAATCTTATCAAAGATCTTCTTACCAAACTTATAAAGGAATACTTTACCTTCATTCTCTGGGTTAGAAGGATCCGAAATAACAAGGATATTTGAAACATAATGTAGACGACGCTTACGTTCACGAGCAAGTGCTTTATCTTCATCTCGACCACTGTTCCACAAGATAGTGTTTGCTTCTGAAACTGGATCATCCTGACCAATAGAAGTTAAAGAGTTTTCGATATACCACATACCGGTTGGTCCTTGGAAACCATGATCCCAGTAACGAGCCCACGGTAGATCTTCACCTTCTTTTGGCGGAAGGAATCGAACTACTGCATAACCATTACCAGCTTTATCACGTGAAGGCTTCCAAAAACGGTCATCACCGTATGATTTTGTTTCTGCTTTTTGAGATACAGCTTCTGCTGCTTGAACGAGTTTGTCAATGGACGAGCCACGACTAGATTTTAAATTACTTAAAGACATATTATTTTTTCTCCGTTGTATTAATTGTATTGTCTGAATTATCCACTTTATACATAATATAATCTATATTATAACACACTATCATTAATTTGTAAAGGCCTTTGTTACGATCTTTATCATTTTATTTCGGTCAATCGAAACGTATGGATCGTACTTATGAACTTTACGTGAGATATCAGGCCACATGATAGTCTCGGTTATTTGTTTATCTGCTTTATTCATAAACCCTGTGAGCTTATGAAGTATGACCACAGTTTCTAAACAAATTTCTTCTTGCATAAATGCTTTAATAACTATTGGGTATTCGTTATCTTGGCATTCAAGCAACTCATCGAATGAATTGACCAGCGACGACATTATATTTATATCATTTTTAAACTTATAAGATAATGATTCGTGTACCTTCACCATATCATTATAGTTAGCTTCACCATCAGGACCTAGCATATCACCAACATACTTTACGTCCTTAATGAAGTTAGACACATAATATTTAACAAGATCTTTACCGTATGTCTTACCCAACTTAGCAAAGAAATACTTGTCCCTTCGTTTAAAAAAAGATTGAGGATTCACCCGAGTCTTATAATGATACTTTACGGCATTATACCCATCTGTTTCAAAATGTAGCTTTAATGCGTTATAAAGTTTATAAGACTCGAATGGATCCATTTTACTTAAGGCAAGACTCATAGAGTGCTTCCAAGTCTTCCATTTCGCCAGTCACTTGAGCAAGAGTTTGCTTATGATATACTCGAGCCAACTTATTCAGATACTTTTTATCGATATCAACCTTATCATTAAGTACTTCAATAGCTTCTTTAATATAAGCTTTCTCAGAATCGATTCGAACCATTGAATTGGAGATCTCAGTCATAGCATCTTTAATGGTCTTACGATCGTTTGGTGATGATGGAATAATAATACTCATTTTTGTTTCCTTTATAGTTTAATTTAATTTTATTACAGTGGCAATTTGTTGCCAGTTTCTACCTTTATTAATTTTAACTCTGATGCTTCTACTTCTAACTTTTGTTTAATGGAATCTGATAACAACCGCTTTACGTTTGTATAGTCCATCATTCTTTCTTCAGCTAAGTATGTAATAGCATCAATATAACTTAACTGTTTTGTTATGACAATTGATTCAACTGCTGCAGAGAATCTTTTCTTTGTCATTATTTTAAAGTCTTCTAATTCACTCAATTCATGACCCTCAGTAATATACAATCCTTGTTAATTCGACCAGCTGGTACACTGACCTTCGTAGTAAGACCTTTAAAGACATTATCAATTTGTTTCTGTGTCTTCTTTAGAATCTCTGGTAGTATATCATCCGGCTTTCGAAGCCCACATGATCTACTTAATGTAGTATCAAAGTTCTTTAATGTTGAACCTTGTACCATGAACCCCGCAGAGTTATCTGTAACGAACTCTGTGAGCCTCTTCTGTTTAACATTATAAACATATAGGACCCTCGCGCCTGGGATCTGAAGAGGACTGATAGACGCTAACTTACTACCAATATCTTCCTTCAGATAATTAAGCTTGGACACCTGTTTATCTGAAGACTTTGGCTTAATAGCACGAGTCTTACGTACTGCTTTATTTGCCATTTGAGCTTTCTCAATATCAGCTAAGACAGTATCCAATTGCTTGATTGCTTTCTTTAACTGAGGTCTTGTCCAATGAGAATATGCTTCGACAGCTTGTTCACACTCTTTATTATACGATTCGCTTAATTCATTATACAATGGTTGTATTTGATCGGCAAACATTTTAACGCCTGGACCTTTAATACCATGTCGTTTAATTGCATTGAACGCATCAAACTTTGAAGTAAAATCTTTATCAAGCCAAGGATCAACTACAGCCTCATCGAATTCTGCATAGAGTGTTTCCATCATTTTAGTGCGCATACGATCTTGAATCGATATAACCACCTTCGGTTCAGCTGTATTTTCTACAACTTCTTCTTCAACGATTTGTTTACCCTCTTCAATTAGACCGTTTATATGAGTAACAATAAGATTGCGTTCCCTATCGTTATAATTAAATCCAGTGAAGTGAATGGCTGTCAGCTTTGATACTGGTAAGAAACGACCATCTTTAAGCTTCTTAAGATTCTTTAAGTCATCTTTATCGAGCTGAAGGTATTCCTTAGCATAACGAATCGCCTCAACTTTAAAGTCCTTCGGGCTAAGTTTATAGTTGAACCAATTGGCAGCTTTACTCCACTTAGCCCAATACCCATCTTCATCTTTTGGGGTAGTGGCTTCTGTGAAAACTGGCATTGGGCCAAGGTGTTGACTTTCGATAGAAGTACGATTACTTCTACCCTTAGCTCGTTTCTTTTCTAGTGCTGCTGACGCCATAAATTCTCTCCTCTAATAATAACTATATTATAACACACTTTTAACGTTAAGTAAACAGTTATTTTCCTATGTGCTTAATATCGCTATTAGGAACTACTTGATATGCACCTTTATTAAATGCAATTGATACAGTATACTGAGATGAGATTTCTTTCTTATAAGAATCATCTTGCACAGTCTGTACCGCTGGTGTAAGAGGAGCAGACTTATATTCTTGTCTATCCTCATATGATGGATGTACTGATTTTACTTCCATTGGTTGAAATTTTGGTTTATACTTCTTACACTTATTCAGTGCTTTTGATTTACGTTTACGACCATGATGATCATAACGCAAAGAATTAGTATACATCATTAATAGTCATCCTGCATCGACTGGTAATTTTCGTACATTGTAGAACCTTTGATATAGTCATCAACTTCTCTATCTGAGTAATACATATTCTGTTCTGAGAAAGCATCAAGATTTTTTGGTGCAAACTGACCGGCCTTCTTCACGGACTTAGTGAGAGCACGAGTATCTTGTAGAGCAATGCGTTCTTGAAGCTTTGTTTTTTTCTGGACGTTTTTATGAGCCTTTTTGATCATACGTAAACGTTGTGCTTGAGTAAGCGGTTTTGATTCTGCCATAATATAGATCCATTTTCATTAATTTATGTTGCTATTATACCATGAGTATACGTGAATGTACACTATTTTTTTACATTTTTTTTATAAATATCCAATGCAAAGATTGCTGCTGCACAGCTCATAGGTCCACCAACAATGGCGAACATTATAAAATATGCTAAACTTGGTTCTGCCATAGTCTTATCCTTCGGTTAAAAAGCTTTCGTACTCACCAGGCATCATACCGGTGATGAGGAACTCGCGCTGATCAGCATCGAGAGTAGGAAAAACATCCTGGACGAGAGTGTTTGTATTCTCGTATATATCCAGTTGTTTTTGTGTCACAGGTAAATCCATGACGTTTACTTTGTTGGTCATCTTATTCAGTTTATATACTAACATAATATAGTCCTTATTCTTCTTCAATAGTTACTTTGTAAGTTTTTCCGTTTTCATCCATCACTTTAATAGTGCGCTTAAGCGATAGTAAGTATCCTTCTTCTTCATCCAAATCCATATATGGCCCTTGGATATCGTGTATAAGAGTATCTTTAGCAGCGCTATCACTAATCAATGCTTTTTTAATTTTATCTGAAATGTAATCATTATATACTGGGTGTATCATACTAAGTTTGCGCTCCAAAATTTCGCTGCTAATTTCTCTTCTAGTTTGTGTGCTTCTTTTTCCCAAGGTAGATCCATATAGTCTACAGTATCATCATTAACATGGGCTGACTTCCATCGTATTCCCTTAGGATTGATAGTAGTATCTAGTTGCCCTCTTGCGAACTGTCTAACATGAACCATTTCATGAAGTACCGTGCGAACGATCATGCTGATGTTCATGGTCTTATTTACTTCAATAATGAAACTTCTCATTGGCTTATTGCGACCAGAGTTCTCAGTCTCAGCGACTGAACATAAACCATAACTACCTTCGCCTAAGTTTTTAAAGGCAATGTCTATGTCCAAACTACTTAACCGAGTAAGACCAAGCTCCATCATAGCAAATACCGCTGCGGTACTAGCTATTTCGCGATTTGCTTTAGTTGATCCAGTAAGGTTGAGAAGCATTTTTGAAGTCCTGTTTAATTAATTTATGTAGCTATTATACCAAGATTTTTATCGAATGTACACCATTATTTTCATTATTTTTAGATTCTTTTGATATAAGCTTATTACTTTTTGTTATATCATCTTCAGTAACAATGACTGTTTGCTGAAATCGGTTAGGGAGTCTCTTTGCACCAGTAGCTCTTCTAACGGCGGTCCTTCTCATTCTTTTCTCCTTTGATTAATTTATATGGGTATTATAAGCTATTCTGAGACTAATGTACACCCTAAAGCGTGACTATATAGTCATTTGTGGTCTTCTTTCAACATGCGTAAAAAAACCGCCGGAGGGCGGTTTCTCGTTTTACTTTAGAGGATTACTTAGATAATCCATTCCGTCCCAAAGTTCTTGTATTTCTCTTTGTATCTTAGAGATTTTGCCTTCGAACTTTTCGATATCTTTGACAGATACTTCAGCCCGTTGTACTATACCTTTCATGACTTCCATTTCTTTTTCGACTGCAGTTAATTGCTCTTGGAGTAAAAGCAACTTAGTCTGTTGTGTCATGATTGTTTCGAGATTAACACCAATAGTCGCTAATTTAGATTGTAGCTGAGATATATTGTTATCATCGAGTTCCTGTTTAATCAACTGAATGTCCTCATGGAGAACAGTTGTATCAGGTATCTCATAGGCTTCTACAGCTTCGAGTCTTGCATAGACTGATGATGCTGTCCATATTCCCCCTGCAATTGTAGATATAAACGCAAGTACAACTGCAATTTGCGCTCCACTAAATCCTACACCATCAATTTTCATCGGTTAATGTCCTCATCACATTCTGTTCCAGCAAAGAAACAGCTATTCTTCGTAGGTCCATTTAAGTAGAAATCACTATCAGAACCATTGAATAAAACATCTGATCTTGATAGCATAAGATCAATTCCAAACTGGTCAGTGCCATCTACCCAGACCGCGTAACCTTGGTTTTGAGCTGAAAAGTCTAAAAGTACTGCACTAGACTGATGTACAAAAGATAGGTTATCAGCTGCTTCCGTGAATCGTACACCTGCATTGTCTGCACCTTCCTGAAGCCAGGCTGAGGCACCTTCGTCGGATGCTACTGCAAGATATGCTGTTGCGTTCGCGGCATGAGTTGCCACATCATCAAGGCTGTCGTTATAAGAATCTACAGTGTCTTGATCGACTGAAAGAAGTTGTTCGTTAGCTGATACATAATCTTGAAGATCTTCCTGCTTTTGAACATCATCGGTTTGTTGTGCTTCAACTGCCATATCGGCAATCTCTACTACTGATACGAGAGCGACTGTAGCTTCTGCAAAGTCATCAATAGCATCGTCCATTAAACCAAGCTCTATTTCCCCTTGGTCGGTTAAGAACTCTTGAGCAGTGTAAGCTGCAAAGTTTGATATCTCTTGAAGTGCGCTATTATAAGCAGCTACTTCCTGGGATGATATTTGAGCATCAGACTGAATTCCGTATTCGGCAATACCGGTATTATAGGCACTCATAACAGTGGCCGCACCAACATACTGAATACCTAGATCAAGTTTATTCGCAATAGCACTTGAAGCATTTACTAGGTTATCCAGCTCATTCGCTGTCGCTGTTGCGGAAACGCTCAGAAATAGACATACCGCTGCCGTTTTCATCTGTTTCAGTTTCATTTGTTTCTCCTATTCCTAGAATTTTGTTATACCACTCTTGGGTGGCAGTATATTTTGAAATCTCAATATTACGACAAGTTCTTTTACCTTTCTTGACTTCGCAAACTTTTTGATTTCCTTCTTCTTCTATAACAAAACCATAATCTGGAATATACAATTCGGGACTTGACTTCATAGCCAAATACGCACGTTTTCCTACCAGCAATTTCCCTCTTGCTAAAATTGGACATGGTGTTCCTGATATAAACATAGAACGCCAAACGTTTAGATCTTGACACATCCTAGCAACCGCAGCTACTTTCATACCAAGATCGGATAATACTTTAGAATCTCTTCTTCGATTACACTTATCATCATCTTTAAACCTACCACCCGACATACCAAAAACACCTGACGATATAGATCCTGAAGCACCTTGCAAACAAGTTTCTACACCATTGCTCATATATGACGGGCTGATAGCAGATGGTGGTGGTATAGCTTTACTTGAACCAGCACCATTGTAATTATTGATAGTTTCTTGTGATTCAGTATTATTATTACTACTAACAGTTGAACCCACATTAGACGTATTTAAACTACCATCTTGCGAATTGGTGCTGTCAATTTCGTCATCTGTAGCAAGTGCAACATTACACATTAATAACAAAATAATAATATACTTTTTCATTTCAACCTCATACGTTTATTTATACAAATACACCTTTAAATCGTGTTTATTTTTTATCCACCAGCCATGACAGCTGTTGCAACCAAGTGGCCGTTAGTGCCACCGGAAATAGTATCAGTAGGACCCTTTTGAATAAAGAAAGTTTCCTTTGAGCCAATTCGAATTGTGCCAGGAAATGTTGGCTTGGTGTCACCAACAGACGCGACTGTCAATACAACAGTTGAACCTGCGGTGTTATGTATACACACACAACTTGCTAAGTCCATATTTGAGGGTGTTGCCATAGTTTCGTATGATGTTCCTAATAGAGTGATTACCTGTGACATGTTATTTTCTCCTTAAGCGTTTAATCCAACGCTGTAGTTTGTTTTACCGTCGATACGTGAAGCGGTAAGAATACTCTTACGGTTGTCTTCTTCACTGACGTATGATACATGAACCCAACCACTATCAGGAATACCTGGAGTGTAGAACTCAAGAATAAGTTGATCGAAGTCACAGTTCTCTTTAATCCATTCTGCTAGTTCAGCATTAGGAACGCCTGGTACTTCAATATCTGCTGCTTGTCCTTTACAGTGTTGTGACTTAGAACTACCACCAACTGCTTCGTTTAATTCAGGACCACGATATCCACTATTCAATACAGTTGGACCAAAGTGATCTCGTACTGGTTGTACTACCTTATCAAACAATACTACTGCGGCAGCCATGTGTTCTTCATTAGGAGTGTTATCAATTCCTTTACGTTCTGCAGTCTGACTCTTTGTAAATTCAGCTAAGCTAAAGTTCTTACTTAATTTCATTATAAACTCCTATCGTATAATTTTAGCGATCATATCTTCAAATGCTTCAACCTTATCAGTACGATTCGGCCAATGGATATAATCTTTTTCTGGGTTCTTTTTAAGATTACTTAGTAACGGCAATATTGCATTATACAAATTGTTCATCTTCTCTTCGTAATCACTTGCAGCATTCTCTTGTGAGGCTGCTGTTGCTGTTAGTTGTTGTACTGCTTCGAGTTCATCTTCATCTACAGCAGTAAAACCAAAATCAAAATTGTTAATATCTACAGTCATTTTTTATACTCTTTAAATCCTAATAATTTACGTGAACTAACTATTTCAAAAAACGTTTTAGCTTCAGGACCATTTAACTTATTATAGGTAAACGATACTGAAGAATAGATTGGTCTATAGTGCAATGTACGATCAGCCGGTACAAGCAATAATTGACCAGTTGTTACCATTTCCTTTTTCTTTGGATCTCCATGTCGAATAGGATTCATGAATGGATCACTATTCGGAGATACGGCTAAAGCATCAATCATCTCTAATGGATCTGCTACTTTCTTCACCGATTGGATTGCAACACGTAATCTTTCTTCTGATGATTTGCGCGCTTTGGCAAAGCTAGGATCTTTAGAATCAACCTTATAACCAAGCTGAGGTAACTCGATGCCATGATTAGTGCGCACTGATTGATCTTTAATCTTTATAAGCTTATGAATATAGTCTCTATCTTTTACATCTTCTTTCTTTTCGGTGAAGCCACCTTCGACTAACCAACATTCATTTTGATTGAATATGTATGTCATACCTGCTAGCTCATTCTTAATTAGATACTTTGCAGCCTTTAATGGATCTTTGATCTTTAAAGCATCTCTAATCTTTTTGCCATCTGGTGACATATAGTTAGTCTTCTTATATCGATCTTGATTAGCAGCTTTATCACCTTCCTTCTCATCGCTCTTGACAGATAGAGAAGCAGATATTATCGATATACCACTTTCGTTTAAGCCTTCAGTGTATCGACTAAGCTTATCATCTATATAGAGTCTTTGAATATCATCTCGATTCGATTGAGTAATTTCGACATCAGCTAAGTACGATCGATCACGATTCTTAGCGCCAACCCATCCGATATTCTTAAAATATTTTACTGCGACTACGCACATTTGACAACCCTACATAAAGCTTAAAGTTATATTTATACAATATTAGCGTTTAAAAAATAAATGATTGTCAATTGTTACTGTACGATTCATTGTCTTTGCCCAGTAAGGTTCGACATAATCAGCATGGTAATGTGTTGCACCTTCAGTAACATCTTTAATCATTCCATTCATAACAATAAGTGCAGCTCTTTCGCTATCGTTCCAAGTTTTACCTTCAAATGCTTCTTCGTCTTTGCCATCACAATAATATGAGAACTGACACTTCCATTTAATTGGAACTACCTTAGAATGATTATCCCACCACCATTCGCTTATTGGACCCTCATGTACGACACCACAAATTGTATTAGGATAGCGATCAGAATCAACACGATTAATAATAACTTGAGCAACTGCAATCTTACCAACGAATGGCTGATTGCCGGCTTCAAAATAAACAGCTTCTATTAGACAACTGTATTCGCTTTGTCGTGCTTGATCATGAGCGTATACCGGCATGTATGATATCGATATAAGCAATAAAACACTTATTAAAAGAAGTACACGGTTTTTGTAATTCATAATTATGACCCCATCAACGCGTTATAACCTAAATGAAAGAGGGCCATTAAAAACCCACCAGCAATAAAGCTTGCAGTAAAAATCAAAATAATTTCTATAAGTCTACCGTATTTCTGTGTGTTCATAATATAAGTTCTATTTTTATTAATTTAGATAACCATTATATCATACGCATCGATGAGTGTACACCCTTTTGTGCATTATTCTTAGATTAATTTGTTATAAGGTTATAACTTAGTTTTAGATATTTGTCCATCGAATAGCTGATACACAAATTTATTTGTGGTGAGAGTATGCCCGACGAATAGTTTAACTTTCTCTTTACCGCCACTTGATTCGATTACGGCTTTAAAGTCAGTTAAACTATTCCACTTCTTTCTTGATTGACTAAGGTCTTTCATACCAATTTTCCCTTCCACGGATAGTTTCGGTTGGATTTTTCTTTTCTTCTTTCTTCTTATCGATATGTGTATCAGGCCTATGGAACTTATCCATATTTTTCTTAACTGGGTTTTTTCGAAACTGAGTTACGTTTTTCATCATCAGACTCCGCCTTATTATCGGATGCTTTATTCTTTTTACCAAAGATCGCATCCCAATTGTTATCAAACTGTTTTTGATTGCCAGCTTTACGCTGGTTACTACCTTTGCCACCTTCCCATTGTCCACTTGCCATCTTAATCGTCTCCTAATACTGCTTTAATTTTAGTCGCATCAACAATACAAGCACGGTCACCTTCGTGATCGATCGGCATAGCACCGTCCCATGCAACATAGACGCGTTTACCTACAGGAATATTTGTTACCAAATCGCCGATCGCTAACACTAATCCTGGTTTTACCGCCTTCGAAGTTTCACCAGTAAGGATAATACCACCAGCGGTTTTTACATCTTTTTCTACTTCAGTTAATAATACATTATTACCTAATAGCTTAATCATACGTTTTCTTCTCCAATTAAATTTAATATTTTATGTGCATGATCGATAAACTCATTGCGTTGTTCTATAGAAGCTTCGCCTGATGCATCTTTCCCGTGATCAGCAATATATCTAACATAGCATAACAATTCTTTTTCAAGTGAATGTAAGTTTAATTTACATGATGGACATTCTGATGATGGTACAGATGCGAATGCTGAATCATCACCACTCCTAACATCTAAGTATTCCCCTTCACCAAAATTAAAACCAGAAGCTCTTAGAAACTTTTCAAATACTTCTAGCATTCCATCCCTACTCACATCTCTATCCATGACCCAATGTTCTATAATAGTATCGGGGGTGATATGAGGTTCATCATAAGGATACTGAATAAACGAATAAGCTGGGCCACCGTCCTTTTTAGTAGACATTTAAATTACTCCACTTCACTAATTTCTTTCGTTTATTATGTATAGCGTTATACATTTGTTTTTCTGATATATCTAAGTTAGAAGCAAGTAAATTAATCATGCATTGTAAATCACCTACTTCACTTACTAAATCACTAATGTTTTTTTCATCACCGTATCGTAGTACCTTCGAACATGCTTGTTGAACTTCAGCACATTCTTCCATAAGTATTATTAATAACTCTGATCGATACTCTGATTTAGATCTTTCGCGACCCATTAATGGCAAGCTTAGATCCAGACTCATGCCTGTCCGCGTTTTTCTAATTCACGAAGAATTTTTTGTTTCTTCTTAGGAGGAGTGTGATCATTATCAAAAGCATCTTTAAGCTCCTGTAGAGGAGTAGATCTCATATAATAGTTTTGCATAGAGCCATCTCTATTTTTTACCGATTCTTTAAATTTTGTAGGCATTACATTTCTCCAGTGATGTGTTTGTAAATTTCTTTCCATTTGTTAAATCGTGGGATATCACCAGCATAATCTGCATTGTGATCGTGTCCAACGAGTATTGAATTAAGACCTAGTGATTGACCAAGGATAGCATTCTTTGGCTTATCTTCAATCCACCAGCATTCGGTTCCTTCATAAGGCGCCAACGCTTCATCTTTATCGTCACCACAGCCAAGGATAATATAATCATCGAATATGTTATCACCAAACAGTAGCTCGAGGTTTTGAATTCGTAGCTTTTGAGCATACTTATTTGTACTCAATGATGTAATACAATGGAACTTATAGCCATGCAACATATTTAGACGCTTCATGTAATAGACAGCATCTCTAAGCGGTGGTAAGAATGCAATAGCAGCAGAGTCATTAAACTCTCGAACTAGTTTTTTACCTTCAGCTCTTGTGATGCCAAATTGGGCACCTACGTTATATTCATTTGGTTTGATTGGGTTTAATTTCTTTTCTAATTTCATCCAGTGACGAAATGCGTATTCCCAATCACACAATACGCCGTCACAATCTACTAATATAATATTTTCATTCATTTTCTTTTCTCTTTCCAATTTATATAACCATTATAACACAGTTCAATATAAATGTACACTATTTTGTTCCAAATAATTTCCTTCTGTTATATTCAGCGATTGCTTCACGTAATGGTTTAATCCAATTATTACGCTTTTCGATAAAGATTTGTTCACCTTCATCACCAGCAATTGCAATAACAATTTGAGGTATTGGTACACCAGTTCTTTCTTCAATCATAATAGCGTAAGCTGTACATTGTAAGAAGTAGCCAGTGATATATTCTTTTTTCTTTAATTTACGTGATGTCTTATAATCAATAATGGATGGAACACCATTCCATACACCAACCAGATCAACACGGCCTGCCATATTAAGATGATCAGAGTAAAGAGCCAGTTCTTGACCCCATACTTCATCAACGTTTTCTTCAAGAGTTTTAAATAGACTTGATGCTGTCGCGAGGATATCAGGCATTGCACCTTTCTTATAATCAGGATCATTGTCTACATATTTTTCTAGCATTGTATGCACAGTCGTTCCACGCCTTGAAGCGCGGGTCGAAATTTTATTCGCTTCCTCTTCGCCGACCCGCGCTCGCCATGCACGAATAGCGTCTTCACCTAGATGGCTGAGTACGGTTGTAACCGATGGGTATGCTTTACCATCTGGAGCAATGTACTTTCTGCCGGTGGACTTCGTTTCGCATGTAAGATCTTTGTAGCCTAGACCTAGTGGTTTGTGGATAAATCGATGTGTCATATTATTTTGTTACCTTAAGAGTTATAAATTTTCGTCTTGCTTTATCAAACGATTTTGGTTTTTTAAACGTTACAAACTTATCTTTACCAGAAACTTTATAGCCAACCAACTTACCCGCTGCATTGAGAAAGTAAGTATGGTTGGGTTGATTCCAGGACACTTCGGTCCACTTTGTAATTTCTTTAAGAGCAACGATTGAGCCTTCTAATAATTTCATAGGTAATGTGGTCCTGTCCAAGCTACACTGTATTCCTCGAAGATGTTTCCTCGAGCCTTGTTAGTGGCCGGTGCATTCCATGATGCAGCTTTAAGAATATCACCACGTTTGAATTTGTCGCTATCTTTCTTCACAACAAAACCCCAAACTGATCGATTGGATATAAGCTTAACATACTTACGACCAGGAGAGATAACAAATTTTTCTGCGTACTCATTAATTAGGCCCTGAAAGTATTCTTCGTCTAGACCTTCTGAACGTTCGGCAGAACGGCCCATAAATGTTGTATAATCATCAATCGCAATTTTCTTAAGAATCTCTAAACTAGTGTCAAAATCATAATCGTTATCCTTTTCCCAATCCTGTATAATTCTTAAAGTAGCCATAATGTAAAGTCCTGTTCGATTAATTTATATAGCTATTATACCATGGGTATCACAATATGTACACCATTATTTGCATTATTTTTAGACTCTTTTGTTATAAGTGGTCATTCTTTATAACTTTTTGATATAAGGGCTAAACTTGCACGTAGCTAGATATGACGTACTTTGGTCCTGAGATTGGAATACATCCCTTATGTGGATATTGCCATGTTGGTGGGAAACATAAGACTGAACCAGCTTTTGGCTTTACTTTAATTTCTTCCATGCCTGGTTCGAACCTAAACATAGTTTCACCACCATCTTCTACATCGTTTAAATAGAAAAACATAACAAGTGTTCTTTTACTTGATTCAGCTGTTCTATTATCAGTATGCCAATTAAAGATACCTTTGTTTGGTTCATAGCGTTTAATGCGTGGTTGCTCGAATGCATTTGTTTCTGGAAAAAATTCGAACTGAGAAGAATATTTATGATATATGCCTTGCATCAAACCAACGAATTGTTTACTCACACTTTCGAAAGCCTTTGATTGCATCATATTAATTTCATGAAAATTATAGCATATATTTTCTTTATGCTCTGCTTCTAATGGTGCAGCAGCATCGTATAAAGATATTAAATGATCACACGTTTCCTTTGTTATAACATCATTATAGACTTTAATATAATCACTTAGATTGCTCATGAATTCTTTACACCATTAATCCAATTTTGTGCAGCCTTTTTAGCATAGTGTATACTTTTAGTTGGGTAGAACTCATCAAAGCGAAAGATTTGATTCTCATAGTATCGGCAACCATAGTGTGGAACATCATGGGCATCAGTCTTTTTAAATACGAAAGCTTGTCGACTCGAATCACCTTTAGCAAATCCATCTAGTATTTCATCAACATACATCATAGAAGTACTTTTCACTTTATACCTTCCTTTTGTTTATTTTGGTCTGACCATCTTTAGGTCTAGCATTCTGAGCCATTTCACTTTTAAATCCAGTCTGTATCGATTTAAGTCTGTAAATGTCGATATTATATCTGCTTTCAATTGCAGTCTGTACTGCTTTTAACTCTTTATCTCTTGATTCACTATTAGACATTTTAAGTTTTTTCAATACGATATCGTATAGATTATAACACTGACTATTACTTAAAGGTCTAATAAGATTTCTTGCTTCAGCTGTATAATCGCGAGATTCTACTGGTCCTTTGTCGTTCCACTTACTCATAATTTGCCTCGATCAACTAGTTCTTTTGTCATTATAAAGTCTCTTACAAGACCACTTCGAACGATATCTTCAAACCCAAACTCAATAATGTCGAATGATGTCATATGAGAGAGTATCTTAATGAATTGGTTAATACCTTCCTTTTCGTTATTCTTTGTAAAGTCTGATTGGTAGTAGTCACCACACATTACAAACTTTGTATCTCTACCGATACGAGTAATAATAGAACATAGCTCGTGGTAGTTACAATTCTGAGATTCATCAACAATTACAATAGCATTATTGAATGTTTGCCCACGTAGATATGATGTTGTCATAAACTCTACAGCATGTATCTGAGTTAATTTATTCCATGCATCACCATCATCAAATAAATCATTCACGATTACTTCATAGGGTGCAGTGTAAGCAGCTTCTTTTTCTTCCTGTGTTCCTGGTAGAAATCCCATGTCTCTTGTAGGTACTGCTGATCGAACAACAATAACTCTATCGTATGGTGTTTGATTATCCATTACATCAACTAAAGCAAGGTATAAAGATATGAAGGTCTTACCAGTACCAGCTGCACCAGAGATACAAAGGTTTTGACCATCACTGTATGCTTTAAATACTTCTTCTTGAGTCTTTGTTGCTGGCTCTAATGTTTTTAAATGTTCTAAACGTAAACGCTGTGGCTTATTCATTATTTTCCTTTCTACTATAATGTGCTTGTTCACACTCTGACACAATGCTGTCTAGCTTTTCTAGCTTTACATTGCTATGGTTTTCACCTTTCCAATCACCCCAAACTTCGGGTGCTAATTCCTTTGATCTTTCCATGTAGTAACTACCTGGATAATGCCTTAAACATCTACTTGCTTCTTTTCTTACCGCACTTGGTACTCTTGGTGTTTTCTTTGGATCTAATAAGTCCAATAGAAACTGCCGCGTGTTATTTACTGCCCATCTTCGTTCACACGGCAATGTCATCATCAAATCTCCATTCAACACTGTCTTTCATATCACCATGTAAAAAATCAGGATTTGGTAGCATTTCGACTTTAACATTTGGAGTTTTTTTAATCGTATCCCAACACTCTTGAGTAGCCTTGTTTAAACCATAATCATCGTGATGACACTTATAACAAGAACCACTTTCACCATTAAAATGATAATAGTCTGCTTCATAATCTACACTTACGATACCGCTGTTCATTCTCCAAGAATTACTTCCTAGATAACCACCATAATAACCAGCCAAAACTTTATATAACACTGGTGCATCATCTTTTGTAATTTTAACTATCGCCCACTTATCAGGATATTCCATCTTTTTTCCACCATTCTATTTTATGTTTAGTTCTTAGTTCAAAGTCTTCTATCAAATCTTCATATGATACTAACTCACTTGATTCATAACTATCTAGATAGTCGGAGAGTAGGTTCCAAGATTCAGTTTTCATAACAGGAACAGAATACTCTGACTTACCGCCCCAATACTCACTCTCGTCTAGACCATAGATATCTATACGGCCACATGAATACGACTCAGCAAAGTCCTTATATTCGAAAACAGGTAATGTTTTACCACTTGTCTTCTTTAACACATACGGTATGTCATTGTCCTCGTACCATCGTGTTGCTACTGGTCCCATCCAATTCGTACTATAGTGTATCATCATCCTTCCTTTCATTGTATAAAGAAATTAAAAAGTTCTCATACAGTTCACGGTATTTCTCTTCAGTCATAGTTGGCCAACCGTAGGACGATCGTTCTGTACAATTTTGAATATACATTTCGTGAACAAATCTTTCATAATGATTAACTTTATCGTGTATTGACATATTAATCCCATAGTCCTTCGTAGTATTGACCAAACAATCTAAAGCCATTTGTGATTCTTTCTTGATACTTACGTAAGCCATCGTAGTCAATTTTAAGTGTATCATTAGGGCCATGTTTAACTTCAAAGGCTATGACTTTACCCTGCGATGATAGTACTGGTACATTATACAGATCACTTTCTCCAGAAAAGAATTGATCTTGCCAATCTTCTTCCGCTAATTTAGTCTCAAATGAGAATATCATTTCTGACATAACCCAATCCCATCGCTCATGAATCAGATATTCGTCATCACCACGTAACTCAGCTGGAACATCCTTATTATCAACATGTGGTGATCCGTGTTTAGTTTTTGCTAGTTGATATAGCATAGGCAAAATGATTTTAGCAAGGCTATGATCCATTGACCAAGTATCCCATTTATCTAATTTTACCTTGACAGTTTGTTTTGGGCTGTAGCCAAATAGTTCGAACAAATAATTGTGATACCACTTATAATCAGGGTAAGGTCCAATTTTTACTTTCATTATTTAGTCTCTATTGTGCAACGTTTAGGATCTGAGTTTTTCTTAATTGATTTGAGAATATCGTTGAATCCGTCTGGTGCCTGACTAATAGTGCTTTTAGTACCACCTACTATTTTTGGAGCAGCGAGTACTTGTCGGATATTAGGATCTTTTACATATTCTTCCATCGATGAAATGGACATCATCTTAGTTTCTACTTCACCAGTTTCTATATTTTCGAAATCATATAATGGCATTAAACCACTCCGGTTGTTTACGCTTAGTCCACTTCATCGCGAACCTCGCTTGTTTAGTTTGATAAAAAGCACGATAAGATTTTACAGCATCTTCAAACATGCATTCAGGATTAGAACCCATTGCTAATCTAAATGGACTCTTACCTGTGGTATGTTTAATATTTTTTGGTGCACTTTTTAATACAGCAGCTAATTTAGTTTCACTTGCATGTATTTTACCATACCTATATGTATACTCATTACATAACGCAATGAAATGTTTGTAGTGCCAATCATAGTTACTACAGTTTTCTCGAGACCAGACCGTACATGGATGATTCATGTGTACAGCTTTATATAGAATGTCTTCTCGGTAATCATCGAGTTTAAAGTACTGCAACATAGAGCCAGATTTAGAAGGCCTACGTTCCATTACACCATCGATCATACGATGTACTGTTGATAACATTTGGGCTGATTCAACAACCATTTTGGGGATGTGTTTATCGCACTGGAGTTGTGCTGCTTTGATGGGATCATTATCTAAAATAAATATATTCATAATGTATATTATAACACAGTTTTAAAGAAAAGTAAACCCCCTTTCGAGGGTTTACAGTAGATTTTATCACCTCCTTACTTATGATGCATACCTTAATTGCTCAATATACTCGTCAAGATAATCTATCTTCTTTTGCATTTTAAATGCTTTATCTGACTTTCCTTTCTTTAACAGCCGTTGCCGATAGTATGTTGCTTTGTTCCTATCTTTCTTCAGCCGTTCGATCTCTTGTAACCTCATATAGAATTATTCCCTCCATAAAGTTTTAATTGATCATCATATAGGTATTTAAGTTCGGATCCTCCTTAGTTGTTACGGTTAGTTAATGAATCACTTATTAATAAGAGTTGGGAATGCATCGGAGACTAATTTTAATGTTACCCCTTTATATTTTCCAACCAACTTCTTATCCTTCATCATAATGATAAGCTCTGCTTCTTTTGGAGATACTGACTCCAAAACTTTAATAAATTTACCTTCGCGGACATCAGCTGATAGCCTATCCCCTTCGTATCCTTTTGCAAAGAATCGAAAATCTGCTGATACACGACCGAAGCCATATTCAGAATCTTTGTTAGGTGTATACGGCGGAGCGCCTGCGGGTAAATTAAATTCGAGTGATTTGTCAAAAGCACCTTTTAGAAAGGTTTTAAGTTGACGCGATTCGTTCTTAATGAGATATTCTTTCTTTGCCTTTGCTGTTTTAATTTTAGCAAGATCTTCGAGAATAGTCGATATTTGTAAGTCTTTATTACTAGCCATTGTTATAAAATTCCTCTACGCATTCAATCAATAGGTTACATCGTTTCTTAATTAAATAGTTTAATGCTTTCATTTGCATTGGTTTTTTACTATTGTTAAAAGTATTTATAATAGATTCACTGATGCTTTCTGGTATTTCTGTTAAATCAATGAGAGTTTTATTACGCTGATAGTTACGGTATAACTCATCGCCTAATACATCTTTTAAGTTCTCTGCATTATCCAGCCACTCTTGTAGTTGCTTAGCACTAATTGGTGTTTGTCTAATCGATTCAACAAATACGTTATCAGCAGATTTAATATTAGGAATCCCATCACCTTTATCACCTTTCATGATATGATTGAAACGATAGATATGAGGGTTCTTATCAGTTACTTCTTTCTTTTGCATCGGACTAAATTGCGATACATTCTTAAAGCGATGCAGCTGAATAAAGTCTTTATCGGATGAGATAATCTTAACTGGTTCATCTTTACCAAACTCTTGTGTTTGTAGAGCAAGAGTACCAATCACATCATCAGCCTCACACCCTTCTAGATGAATAACCTTATAAGGGAGATTCTCTTTAATTTCATCTCGTACTAAATTTAGAATACGAAAGATTTCAGGCCAATCCGTATCAGACTGTTCATCTCGATTCTTTTTACGAGCTGCTTTATATTGTGGAAAGTATTCCTTTCTCCATGTATTCATACCATCACAGCAAATAACCATTTGACCATACTGATCTCGATACTTCTTATTGTACATACGAATACTGTTTAGAATCATATGTCGAATCATGTTTTCATCATTTAGCTTTTGTACTATAATATTTGATAATGCAATTTGGTTATAATCAATCAGTATCATCGTCTTCAGTCGCCTTTGTAATTAGTTCTTCTATTTCTTTTTGCATTTCTTCCAATTCACCTTTAGAATAAGGTTCATCCGTCATGAGTGCATCTAGCTTTTGGTTACAAATATCTAGATCATCTTGGAATGGATGTTTTATACCCTTAAAGCGATAAAACGCTGCAGCAAGTAAATTAACAACTACTGCCATATCCATCGCTTCGGGGGTGCTTATATCAAGGAAATCCATTTTATCAAACAACCCACTGCCGTTATGAATCGCATCGTCCATTAGCCCAAAGCAATGATGGGCAAATTCGACACATTCTTCTTTTTGGATTTCTATTTGTTCTTCTTTACTGAGGGTTTGTTTCACCACTTCGGCGACGTTAAGTCTTTCACCGGTGGGAAATTTATAAACGTTTGACATGCAGGAATAACCTTTACTATAATTTAATGTATATTATAACACAGTTTATAGTGAATGTACACTATATTTTTAATCCTTTTACTGAGGGTGCTCCGATCTTGCATCCGATAAACCCATTATAATACTCATCTGTCAAAAGGACATCCCTGTCAAATTGCTCCTTGGCTTCCATGTATGCACACTCTCCTTTTGTCTTACACAAATGAATAATTTCTCGTTTTAAATGGTCAGAGCCATTGTCGTTTATTTCTTCATTGAGCATGTTACTTGAACCATAGTATGTTTTCCAATCGGATTCAACTAAGGTCTTTTTCCTGCGCTTCCTTGTCTTGGTTATCCCTAACGTTTTGGTAAACCAAAAGAACTTCTTACCAACATACTTCTGGTTTGTCTTCTCGTTTGTTATGAGATACACAAACCCGTAATAGTCTTTCGAACTAAAGTCTTGAGGCGGGATCCACTCTTTATCATTATATAACCACATGTATTATATATACTAGTCATCAAAGTTCAACTCTTCAATATGATCTTCGATAGGTTCACCGCAAATTGGACAATACTTTGCATCTTCCTCTTCACATGATACTCGCGACTTATTATAACACATAGGGCATTCGATTTGTTTTATACTCATGACTTACCCTCCAAATGATGCTTTAGTTCAGTAAGACCACCAATAACTTCACCATCGATCTTTATCTGTGGAAATGTCCTTGCTTCTGGAAATTGCTCAAATAGTTGTTCACGGGTAAAATCTGTACCTAGTTTCTTATAAACATAATCATGAGGCTTTGATAACGCTTTAGCACTATCACATTGTGGGCAATTATCTTTGCCGTATATTTCGATGTTCATTGTATCTCCTATAAACTTAATGCTGCTAATGTGTCTGTTGTCATATCCTTTTTTACACCGCCTGTTACATACGACGTGATTTCAGTTTCTTGAGGAGCTACTTGTACGTTACCACCCCCGATCCACTTTTCAGTCCATGGTAGAGGATTTGTTTTAGAAACTTGGAATGGTGAATGAATGCTAAGTGCTCTCATTCTTTTTGTACCAATAAATTCAACATAATCACATAATAATTTTTCATTTAAACCAATCATCGATCCATCTTTAAATAGATAATTAGCCCACTGTTTTTCTTGTTCGATTACATCAACAAAAAGCTTTTCAACTTCTTCCTTTGTTTCTTCTTGAATCTTAATATAATCTGGATCTTCTTTTAGTAAACTCTTAATCATTACTGTAGTACCAGCAAGGTGAACGTTCTCATCTCTTGCAATAAACTTAATGATCTTTGCATTACCTTCCATCTTCTTTAATTCAGCAAATGCCCATGAACATGCAAACGATACATAGAATCGAATACCTTCCAAAGCGTTGGCACTCATAAGAGCTAGCCAAATCCTTTTCTTATGTTCATAGTTTGATATATCCTTTGGTGCATCGATTAGTTCATCGTACCATTTACATATATCATCTGCGCAATCAACGATCTCTCTATTATTCATAATCGTATCGAATACCACAGAAGGATCTGGATAAATGTTACGAATAATATGTGTATAAGAGCGACTATGAATTGTTTCAAAGAATGCCCATGTAGTAATCCAATTCTCCACTTCAGGTAATGAACACACTGGTAAGAATGCATCCAATGGTTCTCTACCTTGAACTGAATCTAATAGAATTTGTCGCTTTAAATTGCTTGTAAAAATGTGTTGCTCGTGTTCGTCTAATGCGTCAAAGTCTTTCTTATCTTTTGACACATCGACTTCTTCTGGTCTCCAAAAGAAACCAAGTTGTTTATCTGTAATCTTATCAATGTTTGGATATTTGACTGTATCATAACGTGCGATATCAACTGGATCATCCAAAAACATCATTTTTGTTAGGTGTGACTCTGTTCCATTTGTTCTACTCATATTTTACAACTCTCGCAGTCTTCTTCTTCTTTCATTTCCCCTGCACCATCGTAAGTATTAAAGTAGTACAATTGTTTTAAACCAAACTTATAAGCTGTCACTAGATCAGTTACCATTATTGACATAGGTACCTTTGAGTCTTCAAAGAAATCAGGATTGTATGATGTATTCACACTAATGCCTTGATCGATATACTTTTGAAGAATCGCACAGATTTTTAGATAACCATCTGGTGACTCTTGATCCCATAGGAGATCATACTTATTTTTAAGGTGATGGTATCCAGGAACAACCTGAGCCATTACACCATCTTTAGATTGTTTGTACGAAACTAAAGCTCTTGGTGGTTCAATACCATTTGTACTATTACTTATTTGTGCAGATGTCTCGGCTGGCATGAGAGCCATCAGTGTAGAGTTACGTATACCAGTAGATTTTAACTGATTACGTAAACTATCCCATGGCATTCTTTCTTTATGTGACACTAAAGTATTTACAGCCTCCTTATATGTATCAATTGGAAGAACTCCACTGCCATATTTTGTCTCATAATTCTTGTTTATTTTACCTTTTTCTGTAGCTAAATCAGCAGAAGCTTTAATAAGATAATATGACCATGCTTCGGCATATTCATCAACTGTTTCAAACGCGCTATCATCATACTTTAATCCGCGCTTAGCGAGGAAGTATGCAAGATTAATAATACCAATGCCAAGTGGTCTACGATTCATTGTAGAAAGTTCAGCAGCTTTAATTGGGTAATCCTGATATGTAAGCAATTCATCAAGACCTCGTACAGCTAGATTACAATACTTTTCAAAATCAACAGGATCATTAATAAGACCCCAATTAATAGCTGATAAAGTACATAGACTGATTTCACCATTTGGATCATTGACATCATTTAATGGGTGAGTCGGTAGATCGATTTCACAACATAGATTACTCATTCTAATTGGAGCAACCTTTGGATGAAATGCACCATGTTCATTAGCATGATCGACATTCATTATATAAACTCTACCGGTATCTTTACGTTCTGCTAATAGAGTTTGGAATACCTCCATTGCCGGTACAGACTTTTTACGAATAGATGTTTTTCTTTCGTATTCTTCATAGATTTTTTTGAACTTATCTTGATCTGAAAAGAATGCTTCGTATAAACCAGGAACATCATTCGGATCAAAGAATGTAATGTTACCACCAGTCAATAGACGCTCATACATTAACTTGTTTAGCTGGAAGGTATAGTCCATGTGACGTACACGATTTTCTTCAGTACCTTTGTTGTTCTTTAACACAACTAGATCTTCAAACTCATAGTGCCAGATTGGTAGATAGACAGTAGCTGCACCACCACGAACACCGCCTTGAGAACAAGACTTTACAGCCGATTGGAAGTATTTCAAGAATGGAATCAGTCCTGTATGTACAACCGAACCATCACCAACAGTAGCACCTGCAGCTCGAATAGAACCTGCGCCAATACCAATGCCAGCTTTCTTAGAGATATATTTTACGATGCTGGTTGAAGTTGCGTTAATAGAATCGAGGCTATCGCCGGATTCAATAAGAACACAACTAGAGAATTGACGGGTTGGAGTCCGAACTCCAGCCATGATAGGCGTAGGCAGAGAGATATAGAATTGAGAAATTGCATCATAATAATCCTTAACATATTTTAATCTTGTTTCTTTTGGGTAATTCATAAAGAGTGTAGAAGCAACCATCATGTACAACATCTGTGGTGATTCGTATAGCTCTTTTGTTTTACGATTTTGTACTAGATACTTACCACGGAATTGTTCCATTCCAGCATAAGTAAAGTCATTATCACGGTCATGCTTAATATACGAGTCAAGTTCATCGATTTCTGTATACTCATAGTTTTCCATGATTCCACCGTCGTACACTCCACGGCCTACATTCTCGATGATTAGTTGTCTAAGAGGCCATGGCTTATAATCACCATAGACTTCTTTACGAATCTTATAGTTGATCAAACGTGCTGCTACAAACTGATAATTAGGTGTTGCTTCACAGATTAGTTCTGCTGCGCTTTTAATAAGAAGCTCATGGATGTCATAAGCTGGAATTTTGTTGTATAATTGTATATTCGCTTTAATTTCTATTTCAGAAACAGAGACACCAGTAATGCTTTCCGTCGCCCATTCGAGTACCTTGTGTACTTTCTCTAGATCGAAGGGTTGCACCGTGCCATCTCTTTTAGTGACGTTAAAAGACATAAGTTGATCCTGTTAATGTATTTGAAAGTATATTATATCATACTAATGTAAAAAAGTAAACTGTTATTTTAGTTTATTTTCAAGTTCTTCAATTCGTGCGAGGATCAGAGGATATTGTTTACGGAACTTAGCATCTTTCTTTGCTAGCTCTAAATCGTATTTGTTAGCGATATACTGTAGACTGTTGTCCACGTATTGCTGGAACCAGATTCCAAATTTAGTCTTTTGAAACCAGTTATAGAATGAACTACCGATGATTGCTGATAATATTGACTTAAGTGTAAGAACTACTAACCACGGCATTTTTCAATTTCCTCTTTGTTTTGATCCACTAAATATATATAACCGTCCATGCCGTGATCTGTCAAACCATCAAAGAATTTAAATTGTGACCAAGCTGTTACAAATCCTTTAACAAGATCCCACATGTCTTGCCAATATGTATAACCTAAGGCAAGGTTTTCTTTACTATTGAAATACATTTCGAAACCATCATGCTTAAATCCTAAAATAGCAGGAGGTACTTTAGCAACTAGATCATTATTATTAACAAATCGATAATGAGGAACACAACATGTATTAACAAAAGTCTTACCGCCAACACGAGGAGAACCAAATGTAAACAATGCTTTAGCAAATGGATAACGTGATGCACCAATTGTTGCCATAGCACCACCAAGAGAATGACCACAAAAGTATACATCACGAGGAGTTTTAAGCTTGCTATTATGTACGAGTACCTTTAGAACTTCTTCCCATAGCTCATCGATTTCTTCTTTAAAGCCACCATGAACCATACCAGCAGAGCTTGATTTTTCTTTAAAGAAATTGAGGTCAGCTTTAAGATCGTTTAATTGATTGGGTTGAGTACCACGGAAAGCAATCCATAACTGATCGTCGAATCGTGTAACTAGACATTCAGCGTTGTTAATAGAAGTAAGCTTAGACTTTGCATCCTTGTGGATTTCGTTTTTAATCAATTCGTCTCTTTGTGCGCTATCGTCTATATAAGACCATGATGCTAAACGTGCGGCTACTGCTGCTTTTTCACTCAGACTTTTCGGACTGGCCATTCTCTTCTTCCTCTATAGTAGTTACTTTCTTATAATATATGACAACTTCTTTTAATTCTTTAACATATCTCTTAATTTCTTGAAGATTATATGCCATGAGTTCATAATCACTAGGTGACATAGCAAAGAATACTAACATATCACCAGATTCCTTTTTAATGTTAACAAGGAATTCATCGATGTTTTTATCTGATACGACGTACCATTGCGGTTCTTTTAAATCAATCGGCCGAGGTAATACAGGCTGTGTAATCTTAATCTTTATCGGTACTGTTTTTATTTCAACCTCGCGAGGAGGCTGTTTCAGTAATGCACAACTACTCAGTAATAGGACTGATAATAAAGCTGCTGTCGTTTTCAAGCGAGTCAAATACATCTTTGGTTGCTCCATTTACTCTTGTCTCAATTAAGCCAGGTTTTGCAGCTGCGAGTTTAGCTAGGTTATGTCGCTTAAATATATCGAGATACCTATTCATCTCAGCTTCAATTTCGTGATTCTTTTGTGATAGAGCATTCAGAGCTTCGCCTTGTAACTCATAGGATTTTTGCATAGTATTAATTGCATCATCTTGAGTCTCAATCTTCAACTCATATGCTTTATTCAAATCACGTAGTTCAATCAATTGATTTTGTGTGCTACTATAGTATAAGTAACCTATAATACCAAATGATATTAATATTCCAATCAGTACTTTACTGAGCATTCTTTTTTGCTTCTCTAGCTGCTTTCTTAGCGTTCATACGCTCAACAAACTTACGGCCTTCTTTAGTGCGACCATCATAGATCTTTTTCTTTTTATCTTTATCACCTAATGGCTGAGGAGTTATCGCTACAGCGTCTACGCCCATTTGCTCATTAGCAGCTTTAAGCCATTGTTCAAAGTTAGTCATCGTTTTATATCTCCATTTGAAATATATATTTCTTGATTTGTTTGCACGTGTCTTACCTTATAAATGTTTTTACCAAGGATTGAAGCACAAGATGCAGTTCTTTCTTTTATCTCAATCTTAGTATTTTTAAGTGCTATTACATCGCCAGTAATAGGTGACACAGCATCTTCGACTAGTGTATACACACCAGGATTGATACCGCCATCATTCTCAAACCATTTGTTTTCATTAAAATATTCATTGCTAATCTTTTCACCAGTCACTTCTTCTAATATCTCTATTAGTTTTGATTCAGGCAATTGCGTATGCTCTTTAATAAGAAACAATGCTGTAGCATAAGTAGCAAGTTTAGTTTGACCAAATGGTAGCTTACTGAGTAATCTTTTAATATTAAACACTAATCTGTGAAATACGGTATAAGAAGACTTTTCATTATTGGTCTTTGGTTTTTTTAAAACCTTACCATTCTCGTCAATGATCTTAAGATCAAAGGCTTCCATCTTATTCCATGGTGTAACAAGCAGTTTAAGGAACCTGAAGGCGTAAAATAGATCAGCCGTTCTCGATACAACACCTTCATTTAATTTTTGTTGCATTACAGTTTCCTTAATACATTTATTATGTTTAAATCTAGTGGAACTTCTACTTTCTCACTTTCGTCTAAATAGTTTAGAAAAACTAAAAATGGTTTAAGATATGGATGATGTTCTTCATCAACCTTAAACCATATCATACGATTAGCTGCCTTTAAACCAAAGACGTTATATATGACTATAATGTGATTGACTATTAAACGTTCTTGCAAATCATTATGGACTTCGTATCGCCTAAACAATCGTTTAAGATATTTAAATCTTGCTAAGTCCTCTTTGAATTCTTCGATATCCGCACATTGATTATTATCATAGTTTTGCATAGCGAAGAACTCAAAGTTCTTGTTTGTAAGTTTGTCAAATACTCTCATCATATAGTATATATACTAATGCTTCTATTTTAGTTTGGCTTGTAGATCTTCTATTTTTTGTTCAGCATTATAGATTACTTCATTTTGATAATCTTCAGTTTTGTCGGCTGCATCTTTAGAGATTTCTTTATCTTTTAACTTTCGGTCAGATACCTTTATCTTCTCTTTAGCACGCTCGATTTTGGCTTGTAGCTCTTTAATTTGGCTTTCAACGCCAGCTTTTGCTTTATCACCAGATGAATCACCACCAGTTACTTTATCAGCTGCTCTTTGAACTTTCTTCTTAGCCTTATTAAAGAAATCACCAACACCTTCTTTAACTTCGCCATCTGCTTCATAGTTAGCATCGACGTAATCAAAGAATTCTTTCTTCTTACCATCTTCCAATTCAGCAGGTGATTTAACACCAAACTTTTTCAAAGCAGATGTAAAGAAAGCTTTATATTTCTTTTGCTTATCAGATTCTTCTTCAGTCTTAGCTTCACCCAATGAGGCCATTAATGATTTAACAGTCTTGAGGTCTAGCTTCATTTTCTTGGCAATAAACGCAGCGTCTTTACCTTGATCAACATAGTCAGCAAACTCTTTCATTCGGCCTTCATTGATAACAAGTGCTTCGCTATGAGCTTCATCGACTTCCTCGCCTAGATCAACCTTCTTAACACCATGCATTTTACGCACTTTATCAACGTTTTGATCGTCTGACTTATCAGTAGGATCAGCTACGTTTTCTTCTGGAGCTTCATGTGTATAACCTTTAGCAGCAAGAGCTTTATGCCCAGCTTCATCTTTAGCTACTTCTTTCTTTCCAGTCTTAGGATCGAACATATCGTGTGGATACTTCATTTCCATTTCTTTTACTTCTTTACCTTCGAGGACACCCTGTACCGCTTGCACGAGGTCCTTGTTTACTTCTGAGAGTTTCATTTTTTTCTCCTATTGCATTAAGTACATTCCAGTGACCCCACCGACGATGCCGGTAACAAGGATCCAGAACAGTTTATTTATAACATTAACTACTATTTCGTTCGAACTTACTTTAGTTTCGAGGTCTTCTAAACGCTCAACGATTTTTAATATCTGGTTAGCTTGCGCTTCACCATATTTCGCTAGCATTGTAATCTTCTCTTCGGCCCGGGCAATCGATACTATAGCTTCAGATAACTGATCAAGTTTATTTTCGATTCGGTCCAGTCGAGCATTTTGATCACTATGATCTTTTGTTGGTGGTGACATTACTTCATTTCCTTTTGAGATTTTACCCAGTCCTTTGCTAATTTATTCTGCACCGGGCGATTGATGAATTTTTGTACTTGTTTATACGCTTTTAACATAATATCTTCGTCTGATTTGTTATTGTCAACAATCAATATATTTTTAGCACCAAAATAACTTTGAAATTTACCTATGTTGTTTTGCACTCTATTCCATGAATCAATCACTAAAGGTTCCGGAACAGAACGCGTACGTTTCTTATTTCTTTCTAACGCTACCTCTAACGAGGTGTTTACGAATATCATATAGGTATCATAACCAAAATTTCTTAGCATTTCTGAGCTAGTCTTTATATTATTAAAGTCTTTACCAGTACCATCAATAGCTAATCCCAAACGACCTTTCATATAAATTGATTGTCGTTTACCGGTCATTTGCTTTGCTCGAGATCTAACTCGATCCCTAGCATCTGATTGTGAATCTGGCATTTTAAAATCTAAGTCATTCTTTTTCATACCTAATTCAAACAGATCATCTGAGTTGACCATTTTAAGTCCACTAGACTTTGGTATAGCACCCTTTGCTACATACGACTTACCGCTACCGGGACCACCAGCCATATAGATAGCTTTAAATATTCCCGGATCATTTACACCTTCGTCTATAAAGTCTTTAAACTTATCCAAACTCATGTCCCGCCACTCTTTTCATTTGCTTTTTAAATTCAGCAAAATCAGGTTTATTCTTATATAGTTTAATGGTAACCTCAGGTCTTTCTTTACCTTTGATTCTCCAATTAAATCCTTTTTCTTTGTGATCAGGCTTTGTAGTCTTTACAACACGGCGCTTGAATCCAGCTTCCCAGCCTTCACCTTTGTATTTACCTTCGCCTTCTGCTATAAAATCTTTAAAATCTATCACAATTAAACTCCGTGGTCATCTCGCCAACGTTGAACTTCTTTCTTAGCCAATCCTACATTTTTATATGCAGTTACTGGATGCCTTGGTGTATGACCACTGTTATCAAAGATGGTAGGCAGTACTTTTTGACTACCATCTTTATTAAACTTCATGGAATCCATACCAGATAAACGAATCTCAAACTTACCGTCTGAAGTCACATGCTTAAATACTTTCTTGTTACCAGCGCCATATCCATCTGGAACTTTCTTCCATTTAATCTTAGCTTCTGTTATAAAGTCTTTAAATTTAATCATTATTACTTATCGTCTATGATGATACCAAATGTATCTCTGATTTCGATTGTAGGACCTGAAGTGAACTTAGCGTCACCAGCACCAAGCAAGCCATCGAGTCGACCAGCTTCTGTGCTTTTATAAGAACCTTTCATAGCCTTCATCATCTTCTTAAGTTTGACATCATCTTGAGGACCTTGAAGCATTACTACAAAATCGTTGCTTAGTAAGTAATAATCTTGATTTTCTGTAGAATAGCTTGGTTCTTTTACAAACTTACCAAACTTCTTACCTTTCATACCGACAACACCAAAGCTACCAACTGGAAGTTTAGCTTTCTTTTCTGCCTTTACGACATAATCGAGAACCAAATCAGAACCCTGTTTAGTAACCCATTGGCCCCACATTACGGTAAGTTTCTTTTCATCGACCTGAGACATCTTGGCTTTTTCGATGTATTTTTTAAATGACTGAGCTACCAAGTTACCCAGCTGAGACATTGAACCGGTTGGACGGTATGCTTTTTCTTGCAGCTCTGCTCTAATTTGTGTAAATTGTTTCATTTTAAATCCTTTGTTTTAAGTTTAAATTATTATTTCTTATATCGTGGATCAGCACGGTATTGGTATTTTGTTGGAACTTCAGAACTAACCATGAAGCTTCTAGCTGATTTTTTAACATCATTTAGTTTAGTCAAAACTTTGTTGAAAGCTTTTTCGTCAAAATCATTACCAGCTTTCAGACCTCTTAATACTGCTTCAAGATCCTTTGCTATTCGAGGTAGATCACCATCGATCATTTTGCCAGGAATTCGCTGGAAAGCTTCGTCGATCTGTGCATCTTCTTTCATTAATTTGCTTTTATTCTTAGTAGCATAAACATCAGCGGATCGTGAAGCACCACGATCACCACTAGCAGCGTATCCATCTAGGTATGCTTGAGCATGGCCTTCAGCATCTTTAGCAGATTTAAACATCTTACCGCCAGAATACATTACATGACCTTTTTGTGAATGTGTAATCAAAGCACGAAAGCCGCCCTTTGGTCCTTTTTCAGATCCAACAGTATAGTCGACAGGATCTAATCGTGCTTCTCGTAGAGCACGTGCTTCTCGTATTGCTTTAAATTTAATCATTGGTATTGTCCTTTAAGTAATCTTTAAATGATTTTGAATTATCTTCAAATGCTAAATGTTTAGGTAGTAAATCTTGCTTAATCATATCATGAAAAACTACGCTTAAGTTTTTGTAATCAAGGCCTGTAATCTTAGCAGTCTTCATCATCATTTTCTTAGCGTTATCAGTATCGCCTGATGATTTTTTGCGTAGATCAAGGTAGAATCTAATAGCCTTTTTATATATTGGCTTTTTCAGAGTACGATCGATATAACGATCTAGTCTTGGGAATTGAGTAATTGCTATTACTTCATCAAGCTCACCAGGAGTCATACCCTTTACATGATCAGTATATTCATCCGAGCCATACTCGTAATATTCTTTAACGGTTGCTTCAGCGCGTACCTTTGCGGCTAAGTCTTTATCAGCTTTGCCCCACGTACCTTTTGACTTAGTAACGAATGAATTAACTCGAGCGAATGCCCATTGTTGTGGAGTAGTACCAGGACGGTGACCAGTTCTCCATGCAGCCATTCCACGATCATATACCTTTTTAAGTATACCGTATGGCATGCCTGATTTATCTGCTTTCTTAACAAGACCAGCGATTTTCTTTTCTTCAAGTTCATCTTCACCAAACATTTGCTTATACTTTTTAGTATGTTTAGATGGCTTAGTCTCACCAGTAGGATCACCAGGAGCGGGCTTATAAGCTGCAGGGTTATCATCATCCATGTCAGCTTGCTTTTTAAATTGTGCTTTACGTTTGTCTGCAGTTGATTTGCTCATACCTGCATAGTAATCTTCTTCTAACTTTTCAATTGAATCTAACCAGCAACGCTTCTTACTGCCATCTGCAAATTCAACTAATACGTAATTGGCACCAGTCATTGTGAGTGTACCAACCTCATTTGTTTCTTTTACAATAACTGTATCGCCTTCAACGAATAACTTACCAGCCTTATACTGTTCGCGTTCTTCTGATACTGTTTCTAATTGGATATGCTTACGATGTTTATGAGACTCTTTAAGACCCATACCTTTACGAATAGCATTAAATAATTCTTTACCATCTTTATAAGATGATGGCATACCTTTACTGAATGATGCAAAATCATTTGCTACAGCAGCAGCTCTTAGCTTAGATGCACTCATACCAGATACATCATCTGAATCAGGATCCCTTGCACCAGCACTGATGACGGTAATACCACCTTCAAACTGATAGAAACCATGACGGCCCTTTTCGCCATTGTATTTGTTTAATAGCTTATCGAATTCTGTTAAACGATCTTCACCAACAACCATATTAACTTTGGTGAAACCTTGATCATATAGACGAGTTACAATATCAAATACAGTACGAACGTTTGAATCGCTCATAATGTTTCGTGCATACTTAGGAAACATCTTACGGAGAAATTTGATTTTTTCTTTAAACTTAAGAGGATTCTTCTTAGGATCATTTGACTGTGAAGCATATATTCTAAATTGACCAGTGCCTGCTTTTTTCTTTAAAGCATCAAACACTTTCTCATGGCCGTTCGTTGGTGGATTAAATCGACCAAATACGAATGTGATGTCTTTCGTTTCTTCAGATAAATATTCACTAAAGCGTTTTGGATTATACGCCATTCTTTTTATTTCCTCGGTTCCCATCTAAAAGTTATCGACTCGGGGAGTCCCAACCTTTAATAATATCTTTACTGAAATTGTTAGTCGAAAATTCTAATCGATCAACTAACTTTACAGCGCCACCTTCCATACGATCTATAGCAACAAAACCTTCAGGGTTGGTTACCTTAAATCCGGAACTAGTCTTAACAAATGTATTAATGTTTGATAGACTGTTTAGTTTATTTATAATAATTAATTTCGCATCTACCACAGAATTTTGCAAATCAAACACTTTTTTCAATGTTTTTATGTTCTTTTTGTCAAAAAACTTTAATAATTCGTCACGCTGTGTTTCTTTCTTTTGCTTACCTTTATCTGATTTTAGTTTATCAATCTGTTTAGCATATCGTTGATTAACAAAATCAATTAAACCTCTTGTATGTGCATCAGTATTAGTAATACGAACATTTGCTCTAACCTTTGTATTATTATATGTATTAATGATTAGATTCAATTCTTTATTCTGTTCGATCTCTTTCAGCACACTACCAGAGATTTCTCTAAATAACTTACCAGCATTTGATAGATGAGCAGTGACTGCAGCAGTTTCCTTTGCCGTCATCGTAGCGGTACCAGATAGATCAGGAAGCGTAGCATCAACAGACCATACCTTACTTGTTGGCTTAAGTTTAGAAGCAATGGACTTACCAAACTCAGCTCTCATAGTTTCATATGTTGGCCCGGTGTATACTGTGTGCCATACAATACCGATCTCAGCTTTGGATATTTCTTTTTCCATTGCACTACCTTTTGGTACAGCATAGACAATCGTATTAGGATGAAACGTAGTATACTTTACTCCATCAATTGTTTCTGATCCAAGGTCCGACTTATCATACATGAAGTCACCTTGAATAACACCTTTAATACCTACGTCTTTTAGATTATCAAAGGCCATCTTTAACTTCTTAGAGAGATCACCAGAGGTGTCTGCATCAATATCTGCATGGCTCTTATATACTTTAGGGTTGGCATTGAATACACCTTTCTTTGCAACAAAGAACTCACCAGTGATTGGGTCTTCACCAGCAAAAACAGCA